CGGCCGCTCAGGCAGGAACAGATGGATCACCTCATCAGCAGGAACCCGGATCCGCCGGCCATTGGTCCGCGGGTTGCCCGCATAGGTGTCGCCCGGATGGTTGGCATAGAAGTGGTAAGCCTGGGGCCGCAGGTAGCCATCCACCTCGATGCCCATCCGAACCGTGTTGCCGTCCGCCGCCTGCGGCACGTCGTCGTCGATCAGATAATCCGCCTCCAGGATCTGCAGCGCAAACGGCACCTGCGAATCACCGAACGGCCTGCGGATCATCCGAACAAAGACCTCACCAGACTCGGCCATGCTGCGCGCTAGCAGCCGCTCAATGTCGTGGAAGCCCAGCAGCCCGCTCACATCACAGCGGCTCTTGTGCATCCACCGCTCCCATTGCTCATGGATCTGGCCGTTGATCACCTCATCCAGCCGTCCACCGCGCAGCATCTTCACCTGACCTTGATGCCGGATGCCGTGCCCGATCACGTTGTTCTGGATCGCGCGCACTGCCTGTCTGGCGTAGTCATTGTCCCGCACCAGTTGCCGCGCACGGTTGCGCAGTGACTTAAAGCTGGACTTGATCTCGCTGTCGGCGCTGGTGCCACTCGTCACCCAGTCCGCCGTAAGCCGGCTCACCCGTGCGCCCTGATACGCCCGACGCTTGGGCCGCAATGGCTCAAATCCCATCGCCCGGAACAGTTGCGTGCGCAATCCCATCAGAACCTCACGAACAGGTTGTGGGGGTTGCCGAGCCCATTGGCGATCAGGTCCGCCATCTGCTCACGCTTCACCTCAGCCTTGAGCTTACCCTCGAGCTGCAGCAAATCCGTCATGTCGTATTTCTTAAGGCTGCGGTTGCCGATCGAGTACTCCTTCGCAACACCACCCGCCACGATCGCGCGGATCGCTGCCTGCACCGCGTCAAGGTCCTGCTGTGCCTGCGACCGACCATCAACCGCACCAGGTGTGCCGCTATAGCTCAGACTCCGCAGCACCGTCAGCTGACCCGAGCCCATCGTCACTGTGCTGCCAGTCTTGGTCGCGACTGCCTGCCAGAACCATGTCCCAGCATCGAACCCCGTGCTCGTGCCCGCGGCAATCGTGAACTCCCACCCGGTCCCGTAGGCAGTGCCGACCACCGTCGAGCCTTCGCTTGCCGTATTGGTCCGCAGGTAGTACGTCAGCACATAGTCAGAACTGCTGATCGCATTGCCCAAATTGTCAGCACCAGGAACATCCCGCCACTGGATCGTGTCGCCTGCCCGGATCTCGCTAGGGATGTTCACGGCCTACCAGTTGCTGACAAAGCCAGTGGCCCCGGTTGGGGTCTGCTGTTTCGATCTTAGCGGCTTCTTCTTCTTGCCTGCTCCCTCAAGCCTTTTCTCCAGCTGGTCCCACATCGTCCGCCGGTCAAAGCGCTGATACATCCGATTCAGCGCCGCGTATGCGTAGACCAAGCAGTCGAGCGCCTCATTGCGTTTGCTCGCAGGCAGCACCCATTCGCGCACTGGGAATCCATTCCGGTTGGTGCGCAACACCTGCTTCTCCGCCGTCAGTTGCTCGAAGTATTCGCTGGTGGTCTGCATGTGGAAGTGCAGGTAACCCGGGCCAGGCTCGTTGTGCTTCAGCCGACCGAACAGCGTGGTCTTTGCCGTGTCGCTACCGACCGGCCACACCTGCGCACCACGCTTGAGGGTTTGGCCCTTGGCGTTGATGTCCACCTTGTTTGGCTTGCCGATTGGTGGTTTGCCCCGCTGGCTTTGGCCCTTGATCGCGATCACACCCTGCCGGCCTCGTTCCCGTGCGTACTGGTAAACCTCCGCAGTGAAGTGGCCGCCAGAGTCGATCGCCACCACATCAGGCCGCAGCTTGCCACCGAGCACATGCGGCCACTCGCGCAACGCCACCTCGTCAAGCTGCTTCCACAGCTCCTGCCTCGAGGGGTCGCCGTAGATCTCCTGATGATCCAGCAGCCAGCCTTCCTCATCGCGACCCCATGCCCACACGCTCACCGCCAGGCGATTGTCCTGCACGTCAACGCCAACCGTTAGCGCCAGCCCGTTCTCTGGTATCACTGCCGGCTCGAAGTGCTCGCATCGCTCCAGCAGACCATCAGCGCTGACTTTGCTGGCATAGTCCTCCTCCCAGGTCTCGCCCAGCACGGTGTTGACCCAGGTCTTCAATCGCGGCGCATCGCCTTTCGCGCGCAGAAAGTCTTCGACCACCTCATGCCAAGACTTCCACCCGAGCGGGCTGTAAAGGCTGCTGATGTGGAAGCCCGCCGTCTTGCCGTCACCCGGGGCCGTCGCGCGCCATTCGCCAGCCTGCAGCATCCCCGTCTTGTGATTTTCTGAGAACCGCTCACCGCAGACCTCGCACTCGTACTGCGCGGTGCTTGGGTCGTTGTCCTGATACTTGAGCTGCGTCCACTTCAGCCATTGCATCCCGCTGCAGCAGGGGCAAGGCACGAAGAAGCGGCGCTGATCGCTCAGCAGATACTCGGCCTCGATCCGGCTGAAGTCCTTCACCGTTGGCGTGCTAGTCATAAAGATTTTGCGCCGGCTGAACGTCGTGCTCCGCCGCTCGGCCAGCGTTACCGGATCGCCCTCGCCATCTACGTCACCAGGAAAGGCATCCACCTCATCAAGGAAGATGTACCGGCACGGGGTGGAGCGCAGCCCGGTAGCCGAGTTGGCCCCGGTCAAGATCATCATCCCGCCAGGGAACTCCTTGGAGAACATCGTGTTGCCCGAGTCCCGGGAACGAGCCGGCGCAATCTTCTCCGACAGGACCGGTGTCTCTGTGATGAGGCTCTCAAGCCGCTGCTTACTAAGCCGCTTCGCCATGTCCACCGTCGGCTGCACCATCAGCATCGGCCCTGGCGCGTGGTCGATCACATAGCCCAGCCAGTTCGCGCCGCCCTCCGTCTTGCCCAACTGCGCACCCGCCATCAACACCACTCGTTGCACCGGGCTGGTCGTGCTCAGGCAGTCCATCACCTCGCGCAGGTAAGGCGTGCGATCCGTGCGCCATGGGCCAGGCTCCGCGCTTGCTTTGCCCGACAGCACCCGATGGTTGTCAGCCCACTGGCTCACCGTCAGATCTGCCTCGAACCGCAGTGCCTCTCGGCAAACCTGCAGCAGATCGTCAATCGCTGATGGCACCACTCAAGCCCTCCAAGGCTTGTCCGATCTCCTTCAGCAGCATCGCGTGAATCTTTGCTTGGTCTGTTTCGGCCGCCACGATAGGTGCCACACGGTCAGGGATGGTCCGCAGGCTGTCCCGCACTCCCATGTGCAGCTTGGCCAGCCGCATCTTCAGCTCGGACTTGTCAACCAGCTTCCCCGAGCGCTGGTCAAACTCGAGCCGCGTCAGCCGTGCCGCATAGGCCTCCCGGATCGCACGCGACTGCGCAAACGAAGGGATCGCCGCGGCCTGGTTCTGCTGCTGCTGCAGCGACTGGTCGATTGCTGGAGCGCCACCACGGCCCCCACGGTCGGGGCTCTTGGCCGCAGCCACCTGCCGGTCGAGCTCCTGCGGATCCGCCACCACCCAGCTGCGCTTTTCCTTGCGAAGCGCATCGGTGCTGAACCGGCCCTGCCCAGCCCATTTGCTCAGCTGCGTGTATTCAACACCGCGATCCGTTGCGTACTGCAGCAGGTTCATGCGTCAGCTGGGAACGGCTCGCCGGTCCCCTCTAGCTTGGCCGTCTTGCCCGTAAACTGCTGCCACCGCTTGACGATCACGTCGCAGTAGCGCGGGTCGAGCTCCATCAGCCGCGCTTGGCGGCCGGTCTTCTGGCACGCGATCAGCGTACTGCCGGAACCGCCAAACCCATCGAACACCAGCTTGCGCTTTGGGTGATCCTCGAGCGCCATCTCGATCAGCTCGATCGGCTTCATCGTTGGATGCAGCGTGTTGCGCTGCCGCTTGAGCTGCCAGACATCTCCCCTCACCGTGGACTGCCCGCCAAAAGGGCCGTGGTAAAAGATGATTTCATGCTGCTTGTAATACAAGTCCAGGTTCTGCGCTGGGTTCACCTTGTCCCAGATAATCATTGCCTTTGCCGGCTTCCCCAGATCAGCCATCGCCTGCTTAAACAGGTGGGCGTACTGCCAAGAGCAGCAGACGTACATCACCTCACAAGGCATCACAGTGCTGCGGAGGAAGTCCAGAAACTCTTCATCGCTCATCTTGTCGTTGGCGATCTTGTCAAACTTTGCGCCCATGTCCTGATAGCCGATGTTGTAGGGCGGATCCGTAAACACCAAGTCCGGGGTCTTCCCACAGAGCAGCTTGTCGAGACTGAGCGGGTCGCTGCTGTCCCCGCACATCACCCGGTGCTTTCCCAGCAGCCACACGTCCCCCGGCTTGCTGACCGGATCCTCGGGTGTTTCCGGCACCGCTTCTTCGTCGCCCATCTCCTCGGGCGCAAGCTCCTCGATCTCCGGCAGCAGGTCCGCCAGCTCGTCATCGCTGAAGCCGATCAGGCTGAGGTCGAAGTCCAGCTCGGCCAGGTCTTGCAGCTCACTGCGCAGCAGGTCGGTGTCCCACCCAGCGTTCAGCGCAAGCTGGTTGTCGGCCAGGATGTAGGCCTTCCGCTGCCGATCGCTCAGGTGGTCGAGCACCACCACCGGCACCGTCTTCAGCCCCAGCTCCTGCGCAGCTGACAGCCGGCCATGCCCAGCGATGATTCCGTCGTTGCTGTCCACCAGGATCGGGTTCGTGAAGCCGAACTCAACAATCGACGCCGCGATCTGCGCCACCTGCTCGGCGCTATGCGTTCTTGCGTTGCGGTCGTAAGGCTTTAGCCGGTCTAAAGGCCATAGCTCAATGCGTTTGGCCATGGCGATTGTGATGCTTGCGTCCACTGTCATGCGCTTGTTGAGAGCCGTTCTCAGTTGGGCGGTTTCAATTGTCTCACGCTAGCGGAAAGCCG